CACCTTTCGCCAACGCTCCTTCTTTCTCTTCTTCTTTTCTTCTATATACGCAATCAATCTAAAAACATTAACCTTCGCAAAGTCAATCTCACATGGCAACCGCCCCAACTGATTCCACCAACAGTCAGCATAATCACGGATGATAATATCTTCTTTCATGAGATATCCTCTTCTTCAAAGTGTTCACCATTTTCTTCTCGCCACCGCCAAACCAGATCACACATAGTACATACAGTGTTATCTTTAACATTCTCAGCTACCCATATGAGATAACTTGAGGGAATGTCTTCTAACCTCTTGTACCTGTACTTTCCCCAAGGCATCTTAAACCTATCGGCGACTTCATATCTCTTTACTTCTTCTGGTGTCATTAGGATACACTCCTCCTCAAAACATAAGGGCCAACAACAGACCAATCAACACACTTTCTGCGAAATCCCTCTGGTTGAATCAATGGGCAACCAACAGCCGCATCATCAATATAAAAATGCCCATAAGCCTTTGGACTTGATGTCCACTTTGCTTGCGAAGAATTCTCATTCACTCCATAAAACTTTATGTTGTGTTCACGTTCCACATAATCAACTGCTTCTTTCAAAGCCCATCTACCAATCTCTGGATCATTAGATCTCATAGTCCACAATATCACTCTTAATTTAGCTTCTTGAAAAAAATGAAGAAATTCAAACGCAAGCGGAACTGCCGGTCCAATTTCAGGAAATCTATGATCAACAAGTGTTCCATCAAAATCTACACAAACAAACATATCATCCTCCTCTTTACTCCATCCCCCTCCATTTGTACTGACGATTCACATGGCCAATGCTCGTTTACCAGATTAAGGGAGATCTGAAGAGCTGTGAACCGCCAGCACGATCTGGGTTATGCGGTTGCCAACTAAAGAGATTTTTGCACTTCAAGTGCCTTAACTCGAATCTCTTGCGCAATGTTCTTCACATCTTGCATGATCTTGCGAAGTTCAGTAGCGGCACGCTTGACCTGTTTCCCTTCAAGTCGCTCACGTTCTACTTCAGCGGCAGCGGCAGCTTCAGCCAAGAATGCAATCTTTTTCATGAGTTCAGACTGCTTCTCTTTTTTCTCTTTCTTCTTCTTTTTCAATAAAACTTTTTTGCCCAATGACTTCACCTCCTTTCCAGTTGGTTTTACGTCCGACTTCTTCTTCGTTGATACGATCCGACAGTCTTGGCAAATATCAAGCTCACACCTCATACGGTTCGCCTCAAACGAAACTGAATGCAAAAAGTTAATTACCCTTGCATACTGTTCCGGCGTCGCTATCGTATTTTGAATTCTGCTTATAGTGCGATGCATTTGTGAAGTGAGTTCCAACTCCCATGATGGATCATAAGTTACATGATGCATTTGCAATCTAGCTGTATATCTCGACATCTAAACCTCCACGTAACTCTTTTTCAAAACAATTTTATTTATCGACGATTGAGTTACTCCAAATCTTTTCGCTAGTGCATGTTGAGAAAAATTATCACTAGCATACATATTTCTAATTTTCAAAACATCGTTATTTGTCAATTTTGCATTTGAGTTATTCTCTCCATTAGATCTTTTCAATCCAGTTCTATGAGCATATTTCTCATTTTCAGATTTCGTAACCCACTCCAAGTTCCAAACATGATTGTCTCCAGTATTGCCATTCTTGTGATTGCATTCCTTACCCATCTCTCGTCTTTTTATAAATTGATTCAAAACAAGATGATGAACTAGAACTGTATACACTTCACAATTCTTAAACAACCGAATAACTTTGTATCCCTGACTTGTGGCAAATGGCTTTAAAATTCTTCCCGGATAAGTTCCATTCTTAGCCACTCCAATTCTCTTTACTCTTCCACAAGTGCTAATAGCATAATCAGGAAAGTCTTCTATTATCTTCCACCTTTCAAATACTCTTCTCCCCATCAATCAACCTTTCTCACCCCGCACTTCGGCTCATTCTCAATATCATTCCAATCCCTTCTATCTGTCGTGTCTACTTTTCCATAAATATAAATAGGGAAACCACATCTGCCAAATTCACAACCAATATAATATTCATGTCCAAGTATCGCCTATGAGCAGTTAAGACAATTCTCTTTTATAAAGTCAATCAATATCATATGGGTCAACATCTTCCTCTTCAAGATATTGTTCAATAATTTCTGCCAGTAATTCACCAGGTCTCCTTTTAACATCAATGCAGTGTTTACGAAATGCATCGACGAGTATCACCGGCAAGTGATACCCAATATTCGTTTTCTCTTCCTTATCCCCATTATTATTCATTTCAACTTCGCCTCCAATTTATCTTGTAAATCCTCCTCTTTTTAAAGAATATGCCATCCCACTTTTTGAAGTTTTTAAAAAAAGAGATAAATCGATATCTGTCAAAAGTTGTCAGAAAATCTCTCCTGTCAAACTCATCTTCCCTCAACTTCAATACCTTTCCATAATCTTTGTTATCCATCCCTCCAAATGGCAATCGAACAAGTCTTCGAGTCAACTCTAATGTCTTCTGTGAACAATGAATCTTTGATTTTACCTTTTCACCAATCTTTTCACCCCTAACATACTTTATCGCTGTCACTTCACCAACCCCTGATATTCCTGGAACTGCATCACTTTGACAGCCCGCCAATGCTTTTACTTCTGCCCATTGACTTTGTGTCACCTTCTTGTTATCAAAAAGCCAAGGCAAGTCTATGATCACCCTCTTCCTCGTATCATATATTCTGACATTGTGATCGAGTAGTTGAAGTAAATCATTGTCAGTTGATACTATAATATAACTCTCCTCCCTCTTCCCCTTTGCGATGTAAGCGATTAGATCATCAGCTTCATATCCATCAATCCAGAAGTTATTCTTAAACCCCATAGATGTTATAATGTCTTCACGCAACTTCTTTATCTGTTGCCTTGCTATATGAACACCAGGATCTTCAGGCTTCGATCCTTCACGATTCGACTTATAACCGGCATATAACTCTTTTCTTCTCCAGCTATCGCTGTCCCAGAAGAAGGCGAAGCGGTCAGTCTTGAACTTCTCTGCCAGACTTATCACGCGATATAGAAAACCGAAAGCAACCTCAGTCCTCTTTCTATCAAACGAAAGTTCTGGCAATGCATGATAGGATTGCCATGCAAGATTATTCCCGTCAATCAAAAGTCTCAAAATAGGCCATCAACTTTCTTTTTCTTTTGTTTTATATATCCTGCATTGAACAATCTTGGCAATTTGGATTCTGCTTCAATCCTCTTCGCAGCAATCTCACAATACTTCTCATCTAATTCTATACCTATCCATCTCCTCCCTAATTTTTCACAAGCAACTGCTGTAGTGCCGCCCCCAAGAAAGGGATCATATACTATATGACCAACATCAGAAAATAAACTAATCAATAATTGAATAAGCGCAAGCGGCTTCTGCGTCGGATGAACTTTCTTCCCACGTTCAACAGGGAATCTCCAAATAGCATGTTTACCTCTTCCATTCCACTTCATATTCTTTCTAACAGAATGAAATATAGCTATCCCTTCCGCCCCTTGCCCCGGTCTATCACCACTCATCTGAGGTGCACTAATCACCCTATCCCAAACACCCCCCCTTACATATTTATCAATTCGAAAAGACTGATACTTTCCAAGCATCTCAAGTGAACAAAATATCAGCACCCATGCATTAGAAACTATAAGTAGATGATCGAGCACTTCTTCTGGATTATCAAGAAATTTAAAATCTATTCCAAACTTCTTCTCAGATCCTGTCATTGCTCCATGATGAGTAATCTCATCATATGGCGGGTCAGTCAATACTAAATCAATACTACTATTTTCTTTCACAATATCCATATTAAGACAATCACCATGATAAAGTTTGCCCAACTTCGTCTCAAAATAAGACTTTAATCTCTTCTTGATAAGTCTCATGAGTACTTCTTCTTCCTCTTTGGCTCGATACTATTTTCAATTTCATTCCACAACCTTTGAGCTTTCAACTTCATGTTTTCATAATATGAATCATCCCTCTCCATCTTCCTGATCATTGCAATCTTCTTCTGTGGATGACAACCTGGATGGACGAAATCAATCAGACCACTGAAGTCATCAACCCCATAGTTGAAGAGGATGTCAAAGTCTGCTGTTCTAAATGGTTTTGAAACTTTACTTCTATCAAGATTCATTCTGACCTTAACACCATACACCCGTTCTTGTTTCTTAACTGTCTTTTTCATCCTCTCCTTCACTGCAAGCCAAGCAACTTGATGGGTGTAGAAGTCAAGCGACTTACCACCTGTTCGATAATGCTTCTTGCCAAACACAACCCCAATCTTCTCCCTCACCTGAGATATCAATACGATAGTGAAGTCTTTGCCCGCCACCTTACCAACAAGATTTGAAAAGAACGACTGCGAAAAGTAACTTGCTTTTTCAGCATACGATTTACTTTCTTCAGCTTTATCTTCTTTTGCGGCCTTATCAAATCTCTTTGAAGAGGCTTCTGGATTCAGGGCATCAATTGAATCTTCTATATAGAGAACTGCATCACCCTTCTTATACTTCAACAATTCCCGGCCAACATCCCTGCCCCAACCTTCTGCGGTCATAGCATCGCCCTCTTTCGGACGCCAATCAACCGCATCGACAAACTTCTTCCCGTACATCTCTTCAAGTGGGAAGTCCATAACTTCTTCAGCATTGTAATATATGATCTTCACACGCTTGACTTTTGGATATATAGAAGATTTCATTGACTTTATATTGTGATAAAACCAAGCGGCGAGTTCAAGTGCAAGCAATGTCTTTCCACTTGAGCCGTCACCAACTATATTAATAACCCTTCCCCGCGCCCAACCACCATTGACATCACCTGATAAGGCAAGATTCAAGACGGATGACCCACTATGAAGAAACTCAACTCTTTTCTCTTTCGGCGACTGCTTTTTAAAGACGACCTTTTCTATATCATCTGCCATTTTTGCAGTCGCCGACCTCTTAATTATCTTTTTCATGTTACACTACTTTCTTTTCTTCTTTTTGCCACCTGATTTTTTGGAAGCCTTCTTCCTTTCAGTCCTTTTCATCTCCTGTTGTGCCGCGAGACATGCTTCCCAAATACTATTGGGACAGTCATGACACTCCTCTTCGGTGTCGGTATCAACACCAAATACATGACCTGAAGGACACTCATCTTCAACATCGTCATCGTCATCATCCTCTTCTTCATCTTCGTCATCTTCGTCATCATCTTCGTCATCATCTTCGTCTTCATCTTCGTCTTCATCTTCGTCATCATCTTCGTCATCATCTTCGTCTTCATCTTCGTCATCATCCAAATCAACTTTGTTCATGATAGCGTCAACAATATCTTCTTCATCATCTTCGTCATCAACATCAACTTCCAAATCATTCTTATCTATAAACTTCTCAAGTTGCTTTGCGGATAGCCCCTCAAGATATTCACGAAGATCTTCTTCACTGTCAAAGTCAGTGATCTTTTGTATCTTCTGAGTCTTTCTCTTCTTATTTTTCTTCCTCTTCTTTGACTTTGATCTATCCCCACCATCATCAGCGAAGAAGGCTTCTGATACTTCTTCTTCGGTTGGTATGTGAAGCAGTTCATCCAGACACACGGCTTGCTTTCTTAACTTCTTACTGATCGGCTCATCACGATCTATAAATTCATGTTCTTCAAACTCTGGAATCGTCGCCCTCTTTCCGCGTATCTTCACCTTCTTTGTGCCAACTTCAAAACTAATCGTCTTCCCATCCTCTTCAAGACTTGCGAAGTTAAGATTTGGATTTATCTCTTTCTTTCCCTTTCTAACTGCCTTTTGTGCTTTTTTCAGTAGAACTTCTTCCATGTAGCTATACCAAAGGTCAAGGATCTGAACACCCCTCCTCCGTTCTTCCCTGTTGGTTACAACTTCAACATTATAAAGAGTTCTGCGTTGAGGCCAAAGTGCATTGACGATATCATCTTCTTCACCACTAGAGCGCAACCTCTCCCTCTCCAGACAGATAGGACAAGTATCCGTTGAACTACCATGTTCATTGAGGCATAAGTACATATCATTTGCGGGGCCAACATTCTTATGAACGAATATTTCGCAACAGTGAGTCCAAGTTCCGGGCGGATCATAAATATCATTTTCACCTGTTTTATACTTTATGATATTCATCAAATGATCACCCTCACCGGGCTTGAAGAAGTTAAGATCCTTTGTCTTCTCTGGATCAGTATAAGACTTGAAAGTCATCGCCGGTCTCTTCTCCGTACTCCTCTTATATCGGTCGAGCAATGCTTGTTTTGCGCTCGACCCCTTGCCACTTTTAATTGCCATCACTTCCTCCTTTTCTTTCTTGTTAACTTCCGCTGTTTAATAGACATCTCTTTACTTCTACCTTTATCCCTCATCAAGTTTGCATAATCATCACTTTCAAGTTGCAATCTTGGTTCTGAAAAGAATCCACGCAACACCATTTCAGCATACTTTTGAATTGAGTTCTTCTTATAACTACCCATTGCATGAGCAGCACTAGCAAGAATTGAAGCCCTCTTTGAAACTTCATAATATTGCCGATCAACCTTTATCACCTTCGGATGGGTCTCGACGATATCCTTAACCATCTTCTCTACTACCGTTGGTGGATATCCATCAAGACCATACTTCTTCGGCTTCCGCCTGACTTCCCTCGCAACTCTACTTCTTATGAGTTTAGTCCTTTGCTGAGCAAGATTCTTCTCTTCATCTGCTTCAGCAGCCGCTTCCGCATATTCCATGTATCGTTGACCATGCTCCAATATTTCACGATCAATATTATCAGGGTCGACGTATGTATCCTTTTTGTAATCCATAATATTATTATAACATATTTTTTGGGTTAATTTTTACTTTCTTTTAAAACCTTCAAAATATTCTTTACTATCTCATATATTACTGGCGGTGAAACTGCATTCCCTATCTGTTTATATGCTTGATTATCTTTTTTATGAATTTTAAAACTAT